AATACAAGAAGAACAAAAAAAGGAGTCTAGTGTACTAGACGAAATAAAAAAATGGGATGAGTTAGACATTCACCCCGATATTCTAAGAGGCATTTATGCCTACGGGTTTGAAAGACCGAGTCCTATACAATCAAAGGCAATCGTACCGATCCTTCAAAAACGAGATATTATCGCGCAGGCACAATCTGGAACGGGTAAAACCGCTGCTTTTACTATTGGTGCATTGGGTAGGATTGATCCGCTTCTGAACGCAACGCAGGTTCTAGTTCTTGCTCCCACGAGAGAATTGACAAAGCAAATTGCAGGCGTCTTCACAATTTTAAGTAGTATGATGAAAGATATACGAATTAAAACCTTGGTAGGTGGTACATCGACAGAAGAGGACGTGCGTTCTTTACGCAGAAATACGCATCATGTAGTAGTTGGCTGTACAGGACGCGTGTATGATATGCTACGTCGCAACGCATTATCACCAACCCATATTAAACTTATTATTATTGATGAAGCCGATGAAATGGTTACAACAGGATTTAAAGACCAGCTTTACGATATTTTTCAATATTTGAGTAATGAAGTGCAAGTAGCTTTGTTTAGCGCTACCATGTCAACGGATACAAGCCAAATTGTGAATATCATAACGAAGGACCCCGTTCGTATTATTGTAAAAAAAGAGGGACTAACCTTGGAAGGAATTCATCAATACTATGTTGCACTTGAGGATGATAAACATAAATACGAGGCGTTGAAAGACTTGTATGCGTCTCTCTCGGTATCCCAATGTATTATTTATTGTAATAGCGTGAAGCGCGTTGCGGATTTATATTCTGCCATGTCTGCTGATGGGTTCCCTGTTTGCTGTATTCATAGTAGTATGGACAAGAGCGCGCGCGACGAATCGATTGCTGACTTTCGCAATGGCAAATATCGAATTTTAGTATCTTCCAATGTCACTGCGCGCGGGATCGACATTCAACAGGTAAGCATAGTTATTAATTTTGATGTAGCCAAGTGCGTTCATACATATTTGCACCGAATTGGAAGAAGCGGGCGATGGGGGCGTAAGGGTATTGGAATTAATTTTATTACGCGAAGGGATATTTCCAAACTAAGGGAAATTGAGCAACACTATTCTACTCAGATTGAAGAACTGCCTGTCAATTTTATTGATACGCTTGCATAAATGAGTGTTAAAGAAATTAAAATAAAGATTATATATAGGATGGCTGAGGTAAAGAAGGAAAAAAAGATTATATTTTTTGATGATAATATTCAAAATATCCGTGATATGGCGGAAAACGTTCCTAATATTAGGACTATTCTTGTAGATACTGATACTAAACATCGATATATAAAAAAATACGATGAATTAAATCCAACTAAAATTGCCACACAACCATATAAAGATGGGTATATGATAAGTACTGCATTTTTCAATACAGAAACTAACAAATATACTAATAAGTATGCAGAATATGTTGATAAACCTCGTATGGGTGAATTTCATATGCCTACAGAAGCAATAACCGGATTTGGATCAGATATTGTCATAAATGAAGAAGGTGATGAATCGATGAAAGCATTTGCGAATAATACGGCATTTTTATATACCTTTATCGCAGATAATTCAATCTCTAATAAACTCAAAGTTATTATATTTGATTGGGATCGAACCCTAACTTCAGTCGAAGGATGGTATCCAGAGTTTTTTAAAGATATTTATTCGAATTATACAACGGATATAGACAACCCAAGCGATTTACCTGAGCTAACTCCTTTATTTTATGAAACCACTTATAAAAAGGCTGTTGCAGATACAGCACAATATTTGTTTGGGGGGACTAATCGTCAACAAACATTAAAAAATATGTTTTCATTCCTGCATGCTAATAATATTTCGGTCTTTATTATTACGAATAATCCAACGGCATCAAACCTTTTTAGAGAGGAGACTGATATTGACGCACGAAAAATATTTTTAGACATGATAAAGATAGTATATCCTCAATTTACAGATAGTCATTTGATATCTACATATCAAGGTAAAGGTAAACGTATGATACTAAAATCGGATGCATATCAAGATTTTATTTCCGAAGAAGAAGGCAAAGAAAAAGCAACGGAAGGTGGGGGGCAATATAAGCAATCAAATATAAAACGAATCAAACAAAAAACGATAAATAAATGTCGTAGATCTGCGCATCAAACAAAAAGAAAAATGCGAAGAAACATAAAAAGAAGAAATACGACCAGCAGCAAGTCCAAAATAAAAAACAACCGACTAAAAACTACACGAAGTGAAAAAGCAGTACGACGCAATTCGTAATCTGACTTGTTTTATTTTCTATTTTTGATATAATGTATACTTTAAAAATAGAAGACCATTTTAAACTTCCCATTCATTACGTTAATTCAAAAGCTCAATTGAAGGATAATGTTATCGCAGATTTAGAACTAGTCGATACTATTGACCCATCTGGAGTTCCGTTGTATCAAAGCACATTTTCGCCTACTACTGAACCCGGGAAGACGATCTTGAAACAGATTCCGAATTATTATACATCAGACGTTGCTTTTTTAAAAGATACCCAGACATTTTTGAAGACGTATCACACAGATACAACAAAACCCCCAGCAGATCTTGCGGGAGTTCTAGAACTATGGAATGAAATGAAAAACGATACAGGGTTTAAGGACAAGTATCACTATGTTGATTGGTCATACTGGGAATACTTGAATAAATCAGAGACATTCTTGCAAATTATGAGCATGTATAGTTTAGCCTCGCCGTTTTTATCCATGTTGGTTCCATTGATTATATTGGTAGTGCCTTTTTTTGTCATAAAGGCAAAAGGTTTAGACATTTCAATGAGTGAATACACGGATGTGTTAAAGGTAATCGCATCAAACCACGCAATAGGCAAACTTTGCACCAACTTCAATAGTGTCCCGATTGATCAAAAGATGTATTTATTGTTGTCCGCAGGATTTTACGTCTTCTCAATTTATCAAAATTTCTTAACATGTGCGCGATTTTATAAAAATATGAAGCACATTCACACATCATTATGCAAGGTTCGCAACTACATTACACATACGACCGATGCAATGAACGAATTACTTAAATATACAAGTGAATTGCAAAGCTACACCATGTTTAATTATTCGATTCAACAAAATATCCGTGTTCTTGATGAATATAAAACCAAGCTAGAAAACATTCAAGGAGACCAGCTTACCTATAGAAATATTCAGCAGATCGGCCAGTTGCTGAAATATTTTTACGAGATGTACGAGAGCGAAGAATACAACGCTGCCTTTTCATATTCCTTTGGATTTCACGGGTTCATTGAAAATATGAACGGATTAATTACGAACATTAAGGAGAAAAAGATTGCCTTTGCAACGTATCAAAAGAAGAAGAAGACCACATTTAAGAAGGCCTATTACGCGGCGTTAATTCACGGAAATCCTATCAAAAATGACATAAAGTTGGATAAAAATCTTATTATTACCGGGCCAAACGCGTCTGGTAAAACAACAACACTGAAAACCGCTCTCATCAATGTTATTTTATCGCAACAATTTGGATGTGGGTTCTATAAGAGCTGCAACATGATGCCTTATCAACACATTCATTGCTACTTGAATATACCAGATACAAGCGGGAGAGATAGTTTGTTTCAGGCCGAGGCGCGTAGATGCAAGGACATTATAGATGTTATTAAGGCCAACAAAAAGGATAGACATTTTTGTGTATTTGACGAATTGTATTCTGGTACGAACCCGGATGAAGCGGTCATGAGCGCAAATGCATTTATGGAATATTTAGTAAAATTTGAGAATGTGAAATGCATTTTAACTACACATTTTATTGCTGTTTGCAAAAAATTAAGCAGTCATCCACGAATCGAGAATTACAAGATGGAAACCACGCCGACTGAAGATAGTTTTAATTACACATATGTATTAAAAAAGGGTATTTCCGAAGTTCGCGGTGGAATCAAAGTGCTTCACGATATGCAATATCCCGACGAAATTATTCAAAATAGTAAGTTCAGGAATGACGAACAATAATAAATAATAAATGTATTCGTTTTCTAGGATATAAAATTATATATTGTTGTTCTAATAATGTCTTTATCGGATATATTTACTCCGTCGGTAGTAATTTCTTTAGCCATTTCTGTATTATTAATTGGATTGTTCGGGTTGTATGTTAACAACAAGTTGAATGAGCAAAATCATAAGTTGAATACTATGTTTGATCTAGTGTCTACTTTAGCAAATGAATTGCAAATGGTTCGTAGTCAAGTTCCTCTTAGCATGGGATCTCCTTCTATAGGTGGCGGAGGCGGACGCGTTTATGAAAAGCCGGAAGTTGGAAGTACAACTCATTTAGTAAGTATGATTGATGTATCGGATGATTCGGAATCTAGTGGAGATGAGTCTGATGGCGAGACAGATGAAGGTGCTGAGTCAGATGATGATGGCGAAGGTGAGGGTGAAGAGGAGTCTGATGATGGTAGTGAAGGCGACGCTGGTGACGATGAAGCGTCAGATGGCGACAGCGATAGCGACATCGAGGATCTCGGACATGATGCGCCGCGCTCTGACAAGGCAATCATTGTATCTGAATCTTTGGATGATGCGCTCTTTGAAGAACTCGCCAACTTGGATGAAATTATTTTAGAGGACAACAAAGTTGAGAGAGTAAAGACACCAGAGACAACCACAAACACCTCTAGCGTGAAAAATTTAAACGTGGTATTTGACTATAAGAAGGCCTCGCTTGGCAAATTAAGAGAAATCGTCGAGCAAAAAGGATTATCCAGCGATACCAGTAAATTGAAGAAACAAGAATTACTGAAAATGCTTGAAATAGATTAGCGGAATAATTTTCTCTAGCCTTATATAAAATGTCTTGGGCAACATGTTTTTCTGGTTCAAATAACATTCATTTCAATTTCCCACCTATTATGCAGGACGGGCGGACGTATTCTTCTTATCAGCCGGAGGCAGTTGTGAATCAACGAATTCAAGAAGTAAATAATATTAATACGAATTGGAAGTATCGTCAATTTTTAACGCAAAACGCCGACCAAATCATGCAATTTAATACGACGGAGGCCTGTTATACTCTTGGATTAAGTCCGCATTATGCGACCAACGCAACGCCATCTACTAATGTGCCGTTCTTGTATAAATCTACTTTTGATACTAGCTCTCCTGGATTTGGATATCAGTCGAGCGATTTAAAAAACCCTTATTTAAGTCGTCAACAATTGGAAGCTAGAATGATTTCGCCGTCAATAACGATGAATAATGTCACGGGCCCTGTGGAACCGATGGATAGGTAAATCTTGAAAAATCATAAATAAAGACTTTGTTATGATTTTTTACAAACATCCAGACGTATGGATAGGTATTATGGTATAGTTGTTTAGCGGTATTTTACCAAGTTTTAAATGTTTCTTGATGTATATCAGATGAGAATATTAAGCATTGATGTTGGTATTAAAAATTTAGCATTTTGCCTATTAGAAAATGATAAAATCGCAAAATGGGATGTAATCAATCTTGCCGCTCAAGACGCAAGTGATGGGTGTGGATGTTGTGTGGTGGATAAAAATGTGAAATGTAGCAATCTGGCGAAATTTACGAAAAACGGAAGCCATTATTGTTTAAAGCACGCAAAAAAGCAGCCGTTTCAAATTCCAACGCCCGAACTAAAAAAGGCCTTTATCAATAAACAAAAACTTCAAAAACTTTATGAAATGGCAGACAAATTTGGCATCCAATATACAAATACAATGAAAAAGAATGACATTATACATGAATTAAACGAATACACTACAAGCATGTGTTTTGAGATGGTTCATAGTGTTGGTGCATCCGAAATAGATTTAGTCACGATTGGCAAGAATATTAAAAAACATTTCGACCAAATCTTTAGCGGTGGAGAAGTGTTTGATTATGTTATCATTGAAAATCAAATTAGCCCGATTGCAAATCGCATGAAAACGATTCAAGGAATGATTGCGCAGTATTTTATCATGACTGGGACATGTCAGAAGATTGAATTTGTTTCGTCGGTGAATAAATTAAAAGATATTGCGCCCGCTGACAAAAGTGTGAAATTAACATACGGCGACAGAAAAAAGTTGGGAATATCCAAATGTTTAGAAATTATAAAAGATACGAATTCTTATTCCGAATGGTGCGCCTATTTTACGAGCCACAAGAAAAAGGACGATTTAGCTGATTCGTTTTTACAAGGCAGGTGGTTCAAAAACCAATTAACCAATTAGTAAAGAATTGATGATTGCGAAATATAATATATATCTTCGCGTAAGACTTAAAATTATATGTTCTAATTAATTTAGTAATAGAATGGACGGACCAGAGATGATTGATATTTCCAGTTTCGATTTAAATGAATCCGGTAGTAGCCGTAAACAAGGGTTGAAATCGAGCAATTTTGGAGGAGGTATTGAATTGTTAATGAATGACAAAGTTAAGGAAGGATCGGGCAGTAAACTATCTAGCGATATTGATATTGATGATTTGACCAATCTAGAAAATGAATTAAATGATTTGGCAGAAGATGCAGACTCTATTCATCTAGGAGGTTCCAATACATACCAAGCCAAGTCTGATTTATTTGGGGGTGGTGGGCGTGGTGAGGACAAGCATTCGGTTAAATTTAATATGCCATCAGGTTCTGGCGCAGCATCCATCGGACAAGCGACTGCAAGTACGGAGAGTGGGAACGCAAAGACTTGGGATGGATATGGTAAGTTTAATGATATTCCAGTGAATCCGGACATGACAAGTTCTCCGTCTCAGCCACAAATGTCCAAGGAAGAGTTGTTGAGAGAAAAATTCAAGTTTTTGAGAAAGTTGGAGGCCTTGGAGAAGAAGGGTGTTGAGCTTTCCAAAAAGTACAATATGGATTCGCCACTACTTGAAATGCAGGGCGAATATGAGACGATTATGGAAGAAAAGGCAAAGCAAAACTCAGTCAAGTTTCAAGGCAACATGTTGATGGCTTGTATCAATGGTATTGAATTTTTGAATAACCGGTTTGACCCATTTGATATTAAATTGGATGGCTGGGGCGAACAGATCAATGAAAATGTCTCTGATTATGATGATGTATTTGGCGAGTTGTATGAGAAGTACAAGTCCAAGGCATCCATGGCGCCCGAATT